TATCTCCGGGTCCTGAACGCCGCTTACGGGGTCGTCACCGACAACGTGGTGGGCGACCTGCTCCCGGTCGTGCCCGGGCACCAGACCGTCGACTATGACGTCGCCGCGGCGGACCCCGACGGCGCCGCCCTCAAGGCCGCGGTGTTCGAGGCCTCGTCCCTGGTGCAGGTCGCGACCGGTTCGCCGGCCTCGTGGGTCCTCGCTTCCACCGACGTGTTCCTCGCGTTCGGTGGCATGCCATCGATGGTCGCCTCGCCCTACGGGACGCAGAACGTGCCGGGCACCGCCACCGCCTCGACGCTCGACGTCAACATCTCCGGCCTCAAAGTCACCCTCGCGGCGGACCTCGCCGCCGGTACCGCCATCGTCGGCAACACCGCGGCGGCGGCGTGGATGGAGGACGGGCCGTTCGTCGTGGCGGCGCCGGTGATCCCCAAGCTCGGCGAGGACGTCGCCGTGTGGGGCATGGGCGCGTTCGCCGCGTTCATCCCCGCCGGGATCGTCGTGCTCACCAACGTCGTCGCCGCCGACCAGGCCACCGCCGGGTCCCGAGGCAAGAGGACCTCGGACCGGTGACCGACGCCGAGCTCGCCGCGGCCGTGGCCGCCACGGTCGCGACCGTGCTCGGATTCCCCGCGGCCTCGGCGCCGCCGACGCGGGTCACCGACGCGTCGGCGGCCGCCGTCGCCGTGGCCCGCCAGTACCTCTACGGGCCCGAGGCCGACCCGATCACCCTCATCCCCGACGGCCCCGACGTGATCGCCGGCCTCGCCAGCCTGGCCGTGCGCATCTACCACGACCCCGCCTCGCCGGGCGGGGTCGTCGGCGGCGACGCCTACACCGGCGCCGCTCTCCCCGAGGACCTCATGGCCCACGTCCACCACTACCTCGACCCCTACCGCAGTTCGTTCGGGTTCGCATGACCACCACCGCCGAGCTCCTCGAGGTGATCCGGGCCGGGTTCGAGGGCGGCGCCCTGGTGGTCACCGCCGGCCACGAGGCCCCCGCCGAGGTCACCGGCGCCCCCGCCGTGATCCTTCGCCCGGCCAACCCGTGGCTCGTCCCGAACCACCGCGTCGGCACCTGCCCCCAGGTGACCTGGTCGGTGCAACTCGTGGGCGGCCGGTTCGACCTGCCCACCACCCTCGACACGCTCGCCGCCGGCTACCTCGCCGCCCGCCGCGCCCTGCTCGACGCCAGGGTCGGGAAGGTCGGCCCGCTCGGCGAGGTCACCCCCACCGAGATAGCCGGTGTGCCGATGCTCGCCGCGACGTTCCCGCTCACCCTCGATTACGACCCGGGAGACTGACCCCCATGGGCAACTACTTCGACGACGTCACCCTGACCCTCACCGTGCCCACGGGGACCGGCACCGCCACCGACGTCTCCTGCGACGTCACCGCCGCCACCCTCACCCCCGACACCCCCGAGGAGATCCGCAAACGCCTGTGCGGACAGAAGACCGTGACCGGCACCACCACGTGGACGCTCGACCTGGAGTACGACCAGAACTGGGCCGAGGCCTCCGTCGGGCCGCCGGTCGTCGGCATGGGCCTGTCGCTGTTCCTGTCGACCAACGCCGGCCAACTCGCCGACTTCAAGATCGAATGGCCGCTCGAGGGAACCCAGGCCACCGGCATCGTGCGGCTCAAACCGGGACCCTACGGTGGGACCGCCGGTGAGATCGCCGAGGCCTCCGTGACCCTCGGCCTCGACGGCGAACCGACGTTCGGGCCGATCGTCGCCGCCGGCACCACCGGCACCGGCCCCGACGCCGACGCCGACGAGGACGACCGCACGGTCGGCTACGAAAAGGCCGCCTGATGGCGAGGGCGATGTCGCTGTCGTTCACGTTCGAGCTCACCGTGGACGACACCAAGGTCCGGGTCACGAACCGCCCGGGTGACGTCCTGAAGCTGCGCGCCGCCATGCCCGCCGGGCGGTCCCTCGACGACGAGCTCGCCGCCGGCGGGACCACCGCCTATGAGGTCCTGTTCCGGTTCGCCCACCAGGCCCTGCGCCACCACGACGGCTACGCCGATCTGACCGTCGAGGAGTTCATGGACCGGGTGGAGGACTGGTCGATCATCGAGGACGACCCCGTGCGCCCTACCGGCGCGGCACCGTCGAACGAACCGTGATCGAACTGGCTTTGGCCACGGGGACGGCGCCGCGGGACTGGTGGGACGAACCCCCCGAGGTGATCGCCACCGCCGCCGCCCTGCTCAACGACCGCGCCCGCCGGGCCCGGGCCGAGCGAGGCAAACGGCGATGACCACCCGGCCCCGCCGCTCGACCGGCGACCGGTCCATCGACGCCGACCTCCACGTCGAGGGCCTACAGGAGACCCTGCGGGCGTTCAACCGGTACGGCAAGGACGCGAACCGCGAGCTGCGCCAGGCCGCCGGGAACATCGCCGATCAGCTCGTCCCCGCCCTCATCCTCGCCGCCGGCTCCGCCTCGCCGCAGGCGGCGCTGGTGGCCCCGACCGTCAAGCGACGCTCCGATAGGGTGCCGACGATCGTCGCCGGCGGGAGCAAGCGGATCCGGCCGAACACCAGGTCCAACCGGCGGGTCACCGCCGGCGACGTGTTCTTCGGGTCCGAGCACGGCGGCGGCCGCCGCCCCTCGACCCGCCAGTTCCCCGAGTGGGTCGGCAAGTCCGGCTACTGGTTCTGGCCGACGGTCCGGGCCGCGATCCCGGTGCTGCGCCGCGAATACATTCGCACCCTCGACGAGCTCGCCGCCCGCTGGGCCCGGGGAGGGGACGAGGCCGGTGGCTGATCGCGACATCGCCGTCAAGTTCACCGGCGACAGCTCCGACCTCGAGCGCGCCAGCAACCAGGCCGAGCGGTCGGTCGCGGATACCGGCAAGTCCATGGGCGGCGCCCTGGCCGGTCTCGCCGGGCCCGCGGCGATCGGCGCCGCCGCCATCGCGGGGGTCGCCATCGTCGGCTACGACCTCGCCCAGGCCGCCATGGAGGACGAGGCCGCCGCGAGCCAGCTCGCCCAACAGCTCCGCCAGGCCGCCGGCGCCTCGGACGAGGCCGTCGCCGGCGCCGAGGCCTACATCTCGACCCTGTCCAAGGCGGCCGCCGTGGCCGACGACGAGCTCCGCCCCGCCCTGGCCACCCTGGCCACCGCCACCGGCGACACCACCAAGGCCCAGGACCTGCTCGCCCTGGCCACCGACATCAGCGCCGGCACCGGCAAGGACCTCGGCACCGTCACCCAGGCCCTGGCCAAAGCCCAGCTCGGCTCCATCGGTGGCCTGTCCAAGCTGGGGATCGCCACCGAGGACGCCGACGGTAAGGCCCTGTCGCTCGAGGAGACCCTGGCCAAAGCCCGCGACACGTTCAAGGGCGCCGGCGAGGCCGCCGCCAACACCAGCGCCGGCGGCATGAAGAAAGCTCAGATCGGGTTCGACGAATTCAAGGAGTCCATCGGCGCCAAGCTCCTGCCGGTCCTGGGCACCCTGTCGACGTTCTTCACCGAGAAGGTGCTCCCGGGGATCGAGTCGCTGGTCGCGTGGGTCGAGGAGAACTGGCCCCGGATCATGGCCGAGATTCAACCGTCGCTCACCGAGCTGCAGACCCTGGTGTCCGAGGTCCTCACCAACATCAGCTCGTTCTGGACCGAGTGGGGCGACGAGATCATGGCCCTGGTCGGGCGGATCGCCGAGCTCTGGGTCACCGAGATCGTCACCAAGATCAAGATCGCGATCGCGATCATCACGTGGATCGCCGACACCATCAAGGCGTTCTGGGCCGAGTGGGGCGACGAGATCATGGCCGGCGTCAAGTCCGTCGCCGACTTCATCAACGGGGTCGTCACCTGGATCGGCGAGTTCTGGCTCGAGTGGGGCGACGAGATCACCGAGGGTGCCCGTACCGCGTTCGACATCATCATGTCGATCATCCGGTTCGCGATGGACACCATCGGATCCATCATCAAGTTCATCACCGCGGTGATCACCGGCGACTGGGGCGGCGCCTGGGACGCCGTCAAGTCCATCGTGCGCGGCGGGGTCGACTTCGTCCTCGACCTGATGGGCCGGATCGGGGGGCTCATCCGCGACGCCCTGTCCGGCGTCGCCGACCTCATCACCAAGCCCTTCAAGATCGCGTTCAACGCGATCGCCGATCTCTGGAACAACACGATCGGCGCCCTCAATTTCACGTTCCCCGACTGGATCCCGGGCCTCGGCGGCAACCGGATCGACGTGCCCGACATCCCCCGGTTCGCAACCATGGGCGCGCTCACGATCGTCATGCCCCCGGGATCGGACGGCTACGACGTCGCCCGCCAGGTCACCTCGTTCTCCCGCAACGTCGCCCCCATGGGCACCCTGACGGTGGCGGTCCGATGATCGCGTGGCCGCCGATCCCGCCACCCACCGGCGGCACCGCCCTCGCCGCCGACCTCGTGCACGTCACCCTCGCCCTACCGACCGCGCAGGACGTCTGGGACCGGGCCCGCTGGGACCAGGACCGGTGGGACGCCGTCGACTACGACAACTTCATCGACGCCTCCTGCGACTGCTCCGGGGTGTCCATCGAGCGGGGCCGCAACGGGCCCCTCGACCACGCCGCCCCCGCCCGCGCCTCGTTCCAACTCGACAACCCGACCGGCGTCTACTCCCCGTGGAACACCCTCGACGCCAACGGCGCCGACCTCGGCCGCCCCGTCCTCGGCCCCGACATCCCCGTCCAGGTCGCCACCCACGCCGGCCCGCTCTACACCGGGT